TGGATTTACTGATTATACCCGTGAGATGGCTGAAACATGGCTGCGTGAACACGACTACGCAGAGTTTACCATTGATGAAGGGATTGAGGAAAAAGGACGCACGTTTGGGTATCCGTTTACTACTTTGGGAGGTAAATTCGAGAAGACTCCTGAAGGCGGACTGCGCGTCAAGGGGGTAAAACTCCTGGCAGCAGGAACATGGACGGATTCCGCTCAAAAGACCGCGTGCGAGTATTCCCCTGAAATACTGAAGCAGTTCTCGTCTAACTGGTCAGATAATGCGATTTGGAGTCGCCACTTCGGAGGCGTGCCACGTAACATTACTGAAAAGGTTGGATTAGTGGAGAATCCACGGTTTGAATCTGACGCCGTGGTGGGCGATTTGCATTATCATGGGCTTACCCAGCAGTCGCGCGATACGATTAGCATGATTGAAAATGGTCTTGCTAACTACGTGTCGGTCGAGACGTTAAGTAAAGACAAATGGAATGTAGGAAAGAAAGTTTACCAGGCTCAAGAAATTGGATTTACCGGACTGGCTACAGTTAATCAGGGCGCGTGCCGGGTTTGTAAAATACGCGACAATGAGGCGGCAATGCCTGAAGCAGAAGAAGTAACGAGAGAAGACGGATTATCAATGTCTGATTCTCTTGATGGTATTAAAGATAAGATTCGTTCTGGTTTAAATCAAGGAACCACGGGGCAGAATATAGATGGTCCTTATATCATTGCTATATTCCCTGAACAAGTGGTTTATGAGAAGTATGAGTCTGGAGTTGCGAAACAATACCGTATTCCTTACCAGATTGATGGGGAAAGCGTATCATTTGGTGAGCCGGTAGAGGTTGAAGTATCATACGAGGATGTTAATGAACCAGAACAGAAGTTTGGAGCATTTGAGGAAAACGAAATGACACCGGAAGAATTAGAAGCACGGTTTAAGGCTATGTCTGAAGCATCAGACGCACGCATCAAGGAGTTTGCAGAGAAACTCGAAGCAGCAGAGGCAAGGAACAAAGAACTCGCTGCCGAAATTGAAACGATTAAGAATACTCCGCTCCCTCCCAAGTCTCTTGGAGTTGACGCGGACGGTAAAGAACTCGAAATGGCATCGTATCGGGTAGTAATTGACGGGAAAGGAACCGTTAGGAAGGTATAAACATGGCAGATATTTCATCATTTCCAACTCGCGCCACTCTTTGTAGTGGCGACGATTCGATCCTTGCATCCGAAAAGGGACCGATTCAGACGTTTACGTTTGCAGCAGCAACGAAGTGCGGGCAGGTAGTAGTTTACGTTTCAGGAACTACCGGGTCAGTCACCCCGGCAGTCGGTGCAACTACTGAAGTTGTGGCAGGCGTGGCGCTTTATGATGTTGCATCCGGAGCAAAAGGCGCAGTCGCTATGATGGGTAACATCTGCAAGGTTACGAACTACTCAACCAGTGTGGCAATCACTCCCGGTTCGTGGCTCATTACCAACGATAACGCAGTCCTTGGAACAGTTGGTGCACTGGATCTTACTCCTGCAGGAAGCACAGATACGGTATATATGAACGTCGTCGGCGTTGCCATTGAGCAGATTGCTGTATCAAGTTCAGGGCTTGCATGTATCATTCCGGTCCCGATGGTAGTGGGTAATTCAGCATAAGGAGGACAAAATAAATGAGATTTAATGAAGCAACATTCCACGGTGAGAGGGCGTTCGCTACTTACATGGAATATATTGACGCGGGGCCTGCTCGAAAGAATGAGATTCTTGCAGAGATTCCACGGTCACTCGGGCACGCATATGTGCAGGATGGAGAGTATCAGGAGTCTTCAGTTCGTGAACTGCTCACGGCTGGTTCTATCGGTGATACTACTCTGATTCAGACCGAGATGTATAATACCGTCATGCAGGGGGCAGAACCTAACAAGGTAATGCGCAACTTCCTTCCGACGATTAACCTCGGGATGGGCAACTCTATTAAGATTCCGAAAGGATCCGCTGGTGCTTACGCTGCTGACGTTGCAGAAGCCGGGGAAATCAAGATTCAGGATCAGGTTTATGATCCCGTGACAGTCACGGTTAAGAAGATTGGAACCAGACCGCTGATTACGACTGAAATGGTGAATGATTCACAGTATTCAGTCATTGCGCTTGAGGTTCGGAAGGCCGGGCAGCGGATGGAGAACAAACTGAACCGTGATGTTCTCCGGGCATGCCTTGAGGCGTCTGGTATTCAGGAGCATGACACCACTGGAAGCAACCAGGGAGCAGACGCACTACTAGAGGCACAGAACAAGATTGAGGATTATAACTGGGTTCCTGACAAGGCAGTAGTAACTGGCAGACTTCAGGCAAAGATTCTCGCCGAGATGTTCCCTGACGTCAACTACTCCGGGTATAATGCAGAGGCACTCCGGACTGGTTCTATTGGCCCGTCAATTCTCGGTATGAACATGATGAAGACCAGCATTAACCCGGCATCATCTACCTATACCTGGCGATATACCACTGATGGAGACATCGGAGGGCTTGTTGCAGACAGCACCAACTTTGCAGCGCTTGTAATCCGTGAAGATATCCAGGTAGAAAACTACGCTGATCCAATTCGGCAACTCCAGGGATCCGTGCTTTCAATGAGATTTGAGACTGGTATCCTGAACGGAACTGCTGGCTGCCGTGTCAAGTATTAAGGAGAGTAATATATGATTAGTTCATCGTCTGATCCGTGTCTCTCTGGTAGAGTCTTGAGAGATTTGAATGAAGCAGAAAGGGAGGAAACAGAACTTATGCGACAAACATTATCAATCAGGGTTCAGCCAGTGGACGCACTAACCGAAAGTGGGAGGGATCAGACGATAGACATCAGAACTCTTCCGGAGATAGCATAATGGCAATAGTAGACAGAACAGAGTTTATAGCCTTAACCGGCACTCTCCTATCATCTACTATTGTAGATGCGATCCTCGATGCTGCTGATAACCAGGTTGAGGTAGAGATTCAGAAACTTGGCAGTCCGTCAATTCCCGACTCTACACAATACCAGGCAGCACTATTATTTTCAAAGGCTCTGCTTGTGGATAGATACCGGTTTGATGGGACATTTGATGCATCAACACTGGATTACTCCCACAAAGGAAACACAGAAGGAATGATTTCTGCGTATCGTGAGCAGGCTAAAGCGCTGATTCAGGCAGAAGCGAGAAACGGAATAACCTGGATCCAGAAGGCGAATAGATGACTTACCCGTCAGGACTCCTGATACATTCTGCAAATCTTCAAACCAGTGAAACCGCTGGAACCGCTAACGAATATGGGGCAGTAAATGAGACTCCGGTTTATACAGCGATCACTTGCAGGTTCGGAAGCCCACGGGAATCATATACCGCTGCAAAGTCTGGAGACAGAGTAATCAGAACTCCATCGTGTATTGTCCCTCTTGGAACAAATGCACGGGACGGAAAACTATTAGTCGGATTAACTGCCCCTTTTACCAAAACTTACCGCATAAAGTCCGTTCTCCCGGCAATGTTAGCGGCTTCTATATCTCATCTGGTTCTTGAACTGGAGGATGTAGAATGAGTGGTGCGGTAGAAGTTCAAGGAATGGATGAATTGATGAGCAAACTCAAATCGTTAAGTCCTACAAAGGATGAGATGATGGAGATCCTCAACAATCCAGGCAGAACTCTTCGCGCTGCAATGAAACGCAAAGCACCAAAGGACGAAGGGATTCTCACCGATGCAATTGTCATTATGGACAAGTCAGAAGGCACTGACTTTGCAATCGGCGTAGGGGTATTCGAACATGAAACGGTTAATTATGCTATTTATCAGGAGTTTGGAACTGGTAAATATGCAACCGGTCCGGGTGGGTCACGGGCAAAAAAGATTCCGTGGTTGTGGGAAGTCAGATCCCAGAAATGGGCTGATATATTCGGTATAGACGTTGGTGAGAAAGTTCTTTGGTATGGTAACCAGCCTCATCCGTTCGTCCGTCCTGCGTGGGATGAAGAACTATCCAACATTCAGAAGCAGATTAACGATGGAACTCTCAAGATTATCAAACAGAGGATGGCCGGATGATTGACGCGATGGTTTATAAGAAACTGTTAGCGACTTCTGCGGTAACGGCGCTGGTTTCAACTAGAATCTACATAGATGAGCAACCAGACCCGGCTACGCTTCCGTCTATTACGGTTCATCCTACATCGGGAGTTCCTAACGCAGAGATAGGAAAGAAACACTTTGCACGGGTTCAGGTTTCATGTTGGGCAGAACCAGGGAAACCAAAGAACCCGAAGACAGTTGAATCCGTAGCCGCTGCGGTGAGAGCGGCACTCCACAAACCTATCATGAATTTGTTATATCCTGAATCATGGACGGCTGGAACTGCCACGTATACGATTACTAAATGTATATGCACTGGTGGTATCCGGCTGATTGATCCTACAACAGGATGGTATCATATTCCGGTAGACGTGGAAATAAGTTATAACGAGGCTTAAAAACATGGCAGATGTCGTAGCAGCAGACGTTCCAACTGGAACTGAAGTAAAATGGTATGGAGGCGGGGAAGTTGCGCAGATTTCGCATACTGTGACCGCTGGAGAAGCAAGCGCTAAAGGTTTTGCACTTGGTGGAACTTACCTGATGGAATATGGCAGCGTTTGGTGCACGGTTAATGATGTGCAGACGAAGGTTACGGAGAACAAGACTGACATATCAACCGCTGCAACCGAATCAAGCGGATGCGATTTCGTTAAGTTCGACTCCCTGACCACTTCTGACGTAGTTGTCATTTACGGAGTTGATATCAGTTCAGTCACGCTTAAACACGTGGCAACCTGTAAGGACGTAAAGGCAGACACCAAGGCAAGCAGTAAGAAAGAAGCAGTTCACGGGCAGTCTACTAAACTTGTGACTGTAGGAGTGGCTGAATCTACTGCATCTCTTGAACAGTTGATGTATACTCTTGACTTCATCGGAATTGTATTTGGTGATGTTCTCACAGACTCACCCACAAGCGGGTGGAGTAAGCACTCTAACAAGACGCACGCTTTCAAGAAGATTGGGGCACTTGTAGGAAAGAGGCGCAACAGTTCAGGGGTTGTTATCGACAAGTTCTTCCTGATTGGTGCAACTGCCAATTCATACGGCCAGTCGTTCCCAACTGAAGACCTGTATAAAGAATCGCTTGCATTCGACTGCGATTACATCCAGCGTGCACGGAAGGCTTAATAATGCCAGCGGGAGAGATTGAAAACCCCTCTCTCGATCTTGCTTTTAAACAGAAAGAGATCGAGAAGATAAACGAGAGAATAGAGTTCCAGACTACGGCTGATAAAATTCTTGGGCTGCTTCAAGATGAACCAATTGTAGTTGAACTTACTGAAGATGTATCTATGCAGTTTTACCCTCCCACAGATGAGCAGTATATAGAGATTGTGTCTCTACAGGCTGGAGGTGCGAAAATTGCAGCGAAGACAAAGGGATTTAATTCGTCTCCCAAAACTGACGAAGAAGCACTTGATATGATCCCCGATGCGATGGATATTATCAATAGTGCAAAAGACACGCTGAAGAAACTAAACGTTATCCTGGCAGAGTTATCAGTAGATAAGAGTTTTACGGCAGACATGTTTCATCTTATGCCACGGAAATACAAAAATATCATCGTAAAAGCCGTATCATCTGCGCAGGAGAAAGAGATTAAAAGCGTAAAGAAATTTCGCTGAATCGTCCTGGGGTATAGGATTATCCCAGATGCTCCGGTCATGGGGATTAAAACCTCATGAGTTCAGCGAGTTATCGTTTAAAGAGCAGTCGTTTGTATTTGGAACGTGGCAGGCAGAAAATAAAAAAGAGGGTTAAATGGCAGACACATTAGCAGAATTATTTGTTGTGTTAGGGCTCAAAGATGAAATGAGTTCTAAACTTTCTACTGCTGTAACGGCTGCATCGGCATTATCTGCCGGGTTATATTTGCTCACGCAGGCAGCAGAAGGACCAATTGATGCATTTAATAAACTTGAATCTGCTGCTGAAGTAACTGCTCTTCAGACTGGTAATACTGCTGACGAAATGCAGGGCCTCATTGAAGGGCTTCATTCCGCCGATACATCGCTCACGGAGTCTATTGATTTATTTACTGCTCTTGGAAAAGCAGGGTATGATAATGTTCAAGATTTGAAATATCTGGGAGATCAATTCGATACTCTTGGCGATGCGACAGGAAAAACAGGCGCACAATTGGTAGATACATTAATCCCTGCTTTTAAAGCGCTTGGCGAGTCTGTTCAAGATGAAGTTGACTTTGATCGTTTGGCTGTCATGTTCATGGAAACGAATGTGTCTGCTGAGGAGTTTGGAACAACTGTTAAGAGGATTGGTCCTAACCTTGTAGAGGCCGGGCTTGATCTTGAAGATCTCGAAGTTGCTATGGTTGCAATGGCTGACTCCGGTATAGAGGGGCGGCTAGCAATATCAAGGCTTAATGATATTTTCAAAGAGAATGCAGATGCAGCAAAAGAAGTAGAAGAGGCACAGAAGGAAGTAGAAGACGCGGCGAAGAGTTTGTCTGATGCAAATGACAAGTTAGCAGATTCTAATGAGAATCTATTAGACTCTCAAGATTCTTATAAAGATAGTTCTGATAAAGTTGCTGATGCAGAGGGGAATTTAGCAGAAGCAAAGTTAAAACTCGTAGAAGTTCAAAACAATCAAAAGTCTTCTGCATTAGACGTATTAAGGGCACAAAATGATGTCGAGTCTGCATCAAGGAAATTGGAATCTGCTCATAGGGATCAGGCTGATGCATCGAGAGGAGTCGCAGAAGCACAAAAAGAACAGAATGTGGCAATCGAAGGAGTATACGAGGCAACTGATGCGGCAAGTGCAGCGGCATTAAAATTATCTGAAGCACAAAAGAAAGGTGCAGACTCAAATAAAGATGGAAAATTATCAAATGAGGAACTTGCATCATCATTAGGAATAACGGTAGAAAAACTTACTGGAGCAGAGCAGAAACTCGGCGATTCTGCTGGTAAAATGCAGGAGTATGCTGATGCGCAAAATAAAGCACTTCCAGTATCTGCACAGTTTAATACAACTCTTGAAAAAATAGGGCTTGCAATTGGAGAACAACTTCAACCATTTGAAGGATTGGTTGGAGCAATTGGAGCATTTACATCTGTAACAACTGCTATAGCAACCCCATTACTATTATTACAAACTGTTGGGCCTGCACTTCAAGCGATGACCGGAGGATCCTTACTCGCGGGGCTTGGGACATTGTCAGCATCTATATCAGCAGTAGGCGCTTCTATGGCTGCTGCTCTTATCCCTGCACTCATAGCCGCTGCTCCTATTATAATTGGTATAGGGATCGCACTTGTCGCCATTTATGCTCTAAATGAACTGGGTGTATTCGATTGGATTATAGATCAGGGTGCAGCGTTTGGGGAGTGGTTACGCAACTTCGATATAGGTGCAGCATTCCAGGGAATATTGGATTTCTTTACGAATCTTCCACAAACGATCATGGATGCTTTAGGAGGTTCAGGAGGTGGAGACATTGCAGGAATGATTGTATCTGTCATATTCCCGCCATTACTTATTATCAATCTACTTAATGCAGCATTCCCCCAGATTGGAGAGTTCTTCTCATCGATACCTGG